TGCAGCATCAATGTAGATTTCAGGAGGATTGCTATAACCAATACCACCCTGAGTCACAGCGATAGATGCTGGAACCAAACGACCCTCAGAATCAATCTCAGGATCACTGATTACAGCACCATCAGGATTTAAGAATGTAATTGCAGGAATGAAATCATAACCAGAACCTGAGTTAGTGATTTCGATGCTGGACACCATACCAGTGTCATCATCAACAGTGATTTCTGCTGTTGCTTGTGATCCGTTGATCAAATCCGATGGTGGAGTGATTTTCAGAACAGGTGGGTTGTATGAAGTGTAACCCTGACCACCTCTAATCAACTGGGAATCTTTGATACCGTTAACTAGGGTTCTACCTGCTGATGCTTCACCAACACCAGTCGATGAGTAGATTGATAGTTTGGGTGCAAAATTGAGTTGATAACCTTTACCACCATCTTTGATGATGATCTTATCAATTTCACCACTAGCACCAACTCTGGTAACTGCACTAGCACCACTACCCACAGTTGGGGAAACATATTCAATAGAGCGGATATGGAATGTATCCTGATTTGAAATATTTACAAAGAACTTAATTTTTGTGTTGTTGTCCGTCAACACATAGTCCAGATAAGGACGTTGAAGGACAGCATTCCTATTGATGATCAGACCGATCTCAGCAATAGGAGAATATGGTAAAGAATCATACTCCATCGTCGTGGAGTCGAGACCCACTAGGTCATCGATGGGGGGAATCACCAGATCCTTGATTACAGAATCCGCAAATCCAACATAATACAGAATTTGTGTAAGTTCTACCTGATCATTACCCGTTTTTGCGCGGGGTGGGACTGTCAGAGTGATCTCACTACCAGAAACAGTGTAATCAACCTGAGGAATTAGCAGATCACCATAAATTGTTACCGCAAGGTGATCGGCAGATACGGCAGATACAGGAGTACCTAAGAATTTTAACGGGAATGTAGTTCTTGCACCGTCAAATAGTTCCCAAGGTGATTCTAATGCTTGTCTTTTCTTATTGAACTCTTCAAGAGAAATGCCAGGTGTCAGAATAGCATCTGGACCACGAACGGTCTCATCATAATAGATGATCTCGTTATCGATCATCACAGAACCCTTGCTAGGCAAGAATCCATCAATTTGTTCTACTTCAATGATCTCATCATAAATCCCAACTTCCTTAATCAAGGATGTTGACGATGTAAGAATCTTCTGATCATACTCGTCTAAGTCGAGATACTTAATAAGATTATTAAGTACGTTATATGGGCGACCTGTCTTTTCCTGAGATTTATAGTATTCAATCAGGAAATTGACAAGTTGCTCATCTTCGTTTCGGATGAATTCTGGGAGTTGATTAGCAACTCTGTCAGAAATGTTGATCGTTTTTGCGAACATTTATCTCTTAGAAACAGGAGTCCAGTTCTGGATACGAGAACGTTCCAGTGGGGTACGTGATTGTATTTATGTTGCTACCACCGTAGTTCCATCCGCCAAAACTGAATGGATCGAAGGCATCAACAGCACCAGGATTAGTGTTGATATCCCTTGGGAACACTTTGGGGTCGAAGATTGTGGGGTCAACGCCAGGTGGGATTGTAATAGGTCCAGTAGAAGGTAAAACTACAACAGGAATCCTATTTGTACCATCAGGTGTATCGCCTACATTGATAGGGCCAACACAAACAATACCATTTTCATAATCCACAGTTCCAACTAAATCGTTAAGAACCACTTCTTTCTCATTTCTGTTGGTGACCATCATCAAGTTACCAAGACCATCATCTCTGATGTTCACAGGAACAAGAGTTGCTGTTTGGGCAATCTGGGAGTTTGCAACAACTTCTTCTAAATTAGTATTACCACCAGCAACTGGGTTGCTAACGGTAGTGCCAGTAATAAGAGATCCTGCTGCTTCACCAGCACCAATCAGGTCAGCAACCTCTTCGGTATACCCAGTGGCATAGAATGTTCCACTCTTAACAGCAGCGAACTTGGGTTTACAAGAACCACCATCGCCACCACCTGGATCGCCATCACCACCTCTATAATTCGGATCAGGTTGACATGTACCATTCACACAGATCTGACCTTCTGGACAATCAGCAGTAGTAGAACATGGAGTACCACCACCATTCGGATCATCTTGACATCTACCATCGATACAGACTTGCCCAGGAGGACAGTCAGCAGTAGTAGAGCATGGGGTGCCATCACCCCCACCAGACCCACCAGGATCGCCTCCACCGCCACCGTAATCGTTCGGGTTAGTGATTGGGTTGTTGAAGTCTAAACACTGTGAGAATTGATTTCCAAAGGTGAACTGATCAAGGTTCTGACCCATGGTCATTTGGGTTGTAGTACCACTGATAGCAGAATCGGAAGAGTCCACCATAGCGTTGAACTTTGATGGTTCTAGACGCCCAGAGAATCTACTATCACGCTCCTGAGAGTTAAATCTATCGACAGACCTCAGTACCTGAGCAGCCAGTTCATTAGATGACCTAGGTGTATTGTTGCCGTTGTAGGCAAGATGAATAGTAGGTGATATGTAGAAGATTCTTGGATCAACGATCTCAGGTTGGATCGATGCCATAGAGTAATCAAGTAACTGGTTCTTGATCCTCTTCTTAGTAGTGTTGTTAAGGTTAACACCACTCTTTGTTCTTACAGCAACGTAAACTTTGCCATATTGTGGTGGATTTAGTTTCTCACCACCGTATGCAGTCACTGATGCTGCCTGTGGATACAGTTCAGACACCAAATATGCGTAGTCACCTTCGGTAACTGCTCTATTCTGTACTGAGAATGACTTCGGAGCGCGATATTTGACTGTTAATGCATTCTCTCGTGCCTGACCATCCGCAGATGTCTCAATAGTTGTCAATTCAATCGCCTGAGGGAGGATTGGACGACCCACAGAGTCCGCTGCACGCCCAATAAACCCAAATTTCTTCGCACCATTCGCTTGTTCACCGTCAGTATCAAGATATTGTACGGTGATGTACTCATTATCGATCAATTTACGACCAAGTACACCATCACCAAAGGTAATTTTGTATCTAAGGTCCTCAGTTTCCTCTAAAAAGTAATTTCTTGACGTTGATTCAAGCGTAGTTACGTTATTTGCCAGAGAATATTCATCAACTTCCACAGATTGCTCGTTTGGACGAACAAAAACCTTCATTCTCTCCGTATCTACGTCTTCTGATGGGATGACATACTCCGCTTTCCTTGTATCATCAACAGTAAAACTGTATTGAAGCAGATTTCCTTGATATACCAGCATCTTGTTGAAGGTTGCCAGACCAGTAGACTGATCAACGCTCGCTTCTACATCAGAAAGTAAAGAAAATATGTAAGAATCGCCATCAACCTTGGCAACAAATGCATCACCTTTCTTAATTGTTACAGTTGATGGGAAAGATTGATCACCAGGGAGCAAAGTTGCTTTGGTTGTCATCCCAATACACGCTCTTGATCCTTTTTTAGACCTAGGAGTGTAACCAATTTGCTTTGCAATCCTAACAATGTTATCTCTAACAGTTGCAGATTCCAAAAATGCCTCGTTCATCGACATGTTTGCCGTAAACGAAGCGTAATAAGTGTTATATGCTAAAATATCAATGAGATACGAAGACGCAGAACCTTCAAAATCATAATCTGTGAACTCTTTTCTTGTTCTCAGGTACGATCTGATAGATTCTTTGATCTCAAAGAAGTCTAGTGACGTTAATTCTGATGGTAGTGCTGCCATTTTAGGTGCGTTCTAATAGAAATTCGATAGTTTGAACAAGTTCTTCACCAACGATGCGATACTCAATGCTCACATCAAGAGCATCTTCACTGTCTGAGAGAATCACATCCACTGTTTCGACTGTTACACGAGGTTCCAGTCTCTCAATGGTATTTCTAATTTCGTCTTTCAGGTCTTCTGCTGAGAAAACGTCGAACGGTTCAAACAAAAGACCTGTAACGCGGGACCCAATCTCCATTTGAAAGGGTCTCTCTCCAAATTGTGTCATGATAAGATTCCGAACTGACTGCTTAATAGCATTTTCATTAGTAACTGCCCCAAAATCTTCCGTATTCGGATTCATATTGAAGGATACAGAGAAATCTTTGTACCCTCGGGACAGGAATTGTTCAGATCGGAACCGATAACGTGCCAATTTTCTGATTTATATCAGTGTTCTTGTTTATTTATAGGTTCAACAGGAGGATTATATTTCAAAAACTCCCTGAAAGTCATTTTCATCTCCCGTTCTGTCATTCCACAATGTTTGGCAGCGTGTGGAAGGTTCATTGTGGCACGATACAGTGCCACATTTGACTCCTTGACGAGTTCGGGAGTGGTGACTACCTTATCTTCCTTGACCTCTGTACCTCTTTTGCTTACCATTTCGTGATGTTGCGCTAAGTTTAGTGTTTTGTGATGCTCCCTGACGGGTTGTTTTAGGTTGTGATGGGATAAAGTTACCACCAGCAAGTCCTGTCGTTGATCTCTTTGCCATTATGCTCCTATGGGGACCCTAAGATGATAGCACATTTGGTGATCCATACGCAACCACACTGTTACAGGGGTATGACCACCCCATCCAACCAGGTGTTCCTACACCAAGTGGATCCAAAACGCGAGCCACTGGTAGTTTTGCAGCAAACACAGTCAGTGTTGATGTGAAAGCGAATCGAACATGACCAATTCCAGCGTTATCTTCAATCGTTAAGTTTGAACATGGGATAGGAGTAGGTACAGGACACAATCCTTTGCTACATGGACACAGATAAATGATAATATTTGTGCAAGTTGAGATGTGTGGTGTGAATACATCACCAAAAGTCATACAAGGAAGACCGTTGATGAGTACAGTTGCCTTGATAGCACTCAGTGGATTGATCGGAATTAGAGGAGTAGGGGGCCACCAACATGTCCATTCCTTAATAACGATACTGTAAGGGATGGGAGGTGTCTTACAGGGTTGCACAGAGTGGACTGTGGGGGGTATACAGATGCCATGTCCTGAGTCAGGTAGTCCTGTGATAGGTGCAACTGGTAGTAGTAGTCCGAATGCCATGATTAACCGTTAAATAAATTGTCTGTGTCCGTAGAGAAATCCGATATCCTTGTATTCAAATCATCCTCAAAACTGTAATCCTCATCAATGAAGTCCTTGTATGTATCATCTTCAAATTCAATATCTCTGAGAGAACTATATTTATTTTTAAGTAACTCTTTATCAGCAGGATCATGAGATGATAAATGTATTTTCCTGAGTGGTGCTGGTGGATTTGGTTGTACAACTTCATTCCTTTCATTAAAGATACCTCCTCCACATTCATCAAAGAATGGATTACCCATATTTCTAGCAGTTTGACCAAACGTGATAGTTGATCCTGCACTCCAATTCTTAATAGTCATAACACCAGAGTATGGTCCCATAATCATACCAAGTTGATTCATTTGATATGGATCAATAGCGATTGATAAGTCATTCACATATTCTAATGCAAACTCATTTGATGCTGGTGAATTGGCATTACCACTACCATATAGAAGGAGATACAAGTAGAAGACAGGATATAGACATGTGACACCAGCACCAAACCCTTGATAGATACCTACTGATCCATCATTCCTCTGTTCCCAGAAAGTTTGACCAGGTGTTTTTCCTTGTGTTTGATTATTACCTGTTCCCAGAGGGTAATAGGAACCATAGACATCTAAGACACCATTAGGGTTTCCATTGCCGCTAGAACGCCTTACATAGGTGTCCCAGCACTCTTCTGCTGGCATACCACCTTGCAGTCGTTTGATGGATGCTGTGTAGTACACATTACTATTGTTAGTTTGCCCAGCAGCAGCAAGAACCGTTGATGTACTTGTAGATGTCGATCCATCTTCATTTGTTGTAGTAGTGGTTGTAGTGTCGAATCTATCAGGAGTAGTATATGTTAATGATCGAGTTCGATATGATTCGATGTTCTCTCCTAACCACACAGATAACTGTGTAAGTTCTGAGTAGTCTGCATGTTGCCAGTCATACGTATTCTCATCTAAACCAATAGGAACAAATACTACATCATTACCACCAGAAGGATCCCAGTAGCATCTACCCTCCACAGAACCAGTAATACCAGATGTTGCACCAACCATCGACCCAGTGATGTTACGAGTACACTTCCAGCAATTCTTATTATCTACTCCACCACTAGTTACAGGACGTGGTTTAGTAACGGATGGTTGATCAAGTTTATGCATCCATGCCATGAAGTTCTCACCATCGGGTCCAATGGTTTTACCACGAGTAGAAAGAGTTACTTTGAAAGCACCATTGTCACCCTTGGATGCACAATACTTATAAACAATGAAACCAAATGCTTTGCCAGTTTCTTCATCCAGATATGGACAAGGTAGATCCTTGAACCTAGTTACATTGTAGAACTTAGGTTGTGGAATAACAATACACTCCTGACCATTGTTCCA